GACGGTGTATGATGTACTGCAAGGCGGCAGGAATTACCTTGTTTGCCGGGCGGTAGGCAGAACTGTGCGCAAGTCGGTTTTCAACGAGATTAGAAAGGTCATCGCCGATTGGGGCTTGACCGAGTTTTTTCAGGTCAATCGCACCGATGGGCTGATAACCTGTACTAATGGCTATCAGGTTATATTTACCGGGTTAGACGATACCGAGAAGGTAAAGTCCATCACGCCAGAAAAGGGCGCGATTACGGACATCTGGATTGAGGAGGCAACTGAGACCGACCGCAAGAGCGTCAAAGATTTGCTCAAGCGGCAGCGCGGCGGCGATCCGAATATACCCAAGCGCATGACGCTGAGCTTTAACCCGATACTACAAAACCACTGGATATATGCGGAGTATTTTACTGCCATCGGGTGGGCAGATGACCAGACCGAGTACAGCGGTGACGAGCTGACAATACTCAAAACTTGGTACATTCACAACCGCTGGCTGACGCCGGAAGATGTCAAGGATTTACTGAATGAAACGGACAAATATTATCGAGATGTTTACACGTTCGGTAACTGGGGCGTTCTTGGCAATGTTATATTTACAAATTGGGAAGTGCGCAATATGTCGGACATGAGAGACCAATTCACCAACCATCGCCACGGGCTTGATTTTGGATTTTCGTCAGACCCGGCGGCGATAGTGGCGACACATTACGACCGGATGCGTAAGACAATTTACATTTATGACGAGCTGTACGAAACGGGATTGACAAACGATTTGCTGGCTCAGGATGCTGGCAGGATAGTCGGCAATGAGCGGTTGGTGTGCGACAGCGCAGAACCAAAAAGCATTGCCGAGCTAGTTAATCATGGTGTCCACGCGTTTGGCGCGAAGAAGGGAAAGGACAGTGTATTGCACGGCGTGCAATGGTTGCAACAGCAGACAGTCATTATTGATATATCGTGTATCAATGCGAGAAACGAGTTTATGCAATACAAGTGGAAAGAGGGCCGCGATGGCCTGGCCGTATCGCCGCCGAAACCAGAAGATAGAAATAACCACATTATTGATGCGTTGCGTTACGCATACGAGGATGATATGACATATATGCCACGCGGCAGTGAATTGGTGGCGTTTGCATGAGGGAATTAATACATGGGCATTAGAGACAGACTAGATAGTTATATTGTCAGTGCCGTAAATAGGGTGAAGGGCGTCACGATATACCCGAATTGGGCTCTTTCTATGGCTGAGCAGGAGCGGCACAACATACCATCCATGTCGTTGCCACAACGACAGGCCGAGTTATACCAACGGCTTTCATGGGTGGCAATAGCAGTGGGTCATGTCGCAAACGAGGCTGCCGGAACGCCGTTTGAAGTTCTACGGGACATTGGCGAGGATACTGAGTCAATCGTTAATCACGAGTTTGAGCAGCTTCTCAAGCGTCCCAATCCAACGCAAAGCCGCTTCGAGTTTCTTGAGTCTACGTTCTTGTGGCGATTGCTTACCGGTAACGCCTATTGGTGGCTAAACAAGACTAACGAGAATGCTCCGCCGAGTGAAATATGGTCAATACCGTCTTACAAAATTGATCCTGTACCAGATGGCAACCTGTATTTGCGTGGCTATTTATACGATCCTGGCAATGGCAACAAGATCATGCTAGAGCCGTGGGAAGTTGTGCACTTCAAGCGATTTAATCCGTTCAATCCTTACGTCGGCATGTCGCCGGTCGAGGCGCTGGCAACCGTTTCTGTGGGCGATCTAAAAATGCAGGAGTGGAACACGAACTTTTTCGGCAAGGAAAACGCCAAGATGCCCGGAATTTTGGGCTTTTCAGATCCGATACCTGACCCCGATTGGGAGCGGTTGCAGAACGACGTCACGAGCCAACATGGCGGCACTAAGCGCAATTTAATGATGCTGCGTAACGTTGGCGCGGGTGGTGTGAATTGGGTATCCACATCGATGAGCCAGAAAGACATGGAATTTCTGGCGGCTCGCCAGTTCAACAGGCAAGAAATATTTGATATGTTTGCTCCTGGTTTAGCACAGTGGTTATCGCCAGATACCACAAACGCCAACGCTGGCAGCGGACGAGACGCACTGATGGAGCTAGCCGTATGGCCGATACATCAGTCAATTAGCGAAACGATAGCCAACAAGGTTTTGCCGGTATACGGCGATAACCTGGTTTGTGAATTTGAGGACGTTAGGCCACGAGACAGGGCAATGGTATTGCAGGAGCAAAGTGCTTATGCGCTTGTGCATACCATCGACGAAGTGCGGTCTGAGTATTACTCGGCCCCGCCACTCGGTGACGAGCGCGGTACAATGCTGGTCGCTGAGGTTACCGCTGCGGGCATCAGGCCAGAAATGTCGGATGCGGTTGACGAATCGGCTGCCCAGGCTGACGAGCAGCAACCAGAAGATACAGCGAAAGCCAAAGAGCGCGATCAGTTCAGGCGTTTTGCGCAAAAACGGATAGACGAAGGCAGCCCCGAAAAGGTGGCTAATTTCCGGTTTGATGTTCTATCGCCGCCTGAACAATTGGCGATACAGGCGGAATATATCGAGATTACGCCGGATTATGCTCCGTTAGTAACCAAGCTTACGGAGGCTATCGAAACAATGCGGGCACTGGCGTGAGTAAGAGCATGGCGAATACAATCGCCGAGCGTTTACGCAGTATCGCTGACAGAATAGAACGATATGGCGTTGACGAGGAAACTATCGAGTATGATTTTGTTATCGTTGACGAAGAAGAAACGGAGCGACAATCGCCGCGTCGGTTGCGAATTGTGTGGAGATACGAAACTTGAGCCTGTCTATATATGATGCCGTTGATAGTATAGCCGACTGGCTTGTAAATCAGGGCACAGAATTGCCGGAAAATATCAAGCGGCGAGACCCTAGAGAGCCTGGTCGAGCTATCAAAGAGCGTTGGGAAGATCGTCTATACCGCCTGATGATGCGGCGATTTAGGATACAGAAGCGCAATCTAGTTGCGCACTTAGAGCGATTCAGGCCGACAAAAGCGGCAGCCGATGATTTTATGAATACGCTGCCGCGCAGCTTGTTTGATACCGACGACGTAGACGCAAAACTACTGCGATTGTTTATAGCGGCGTCGCAGGATGGCGTCGAGTTGTTTGCTATCTCCTCAACAATTAGCCTTGACTGGACTGCTGTCAATACTCAGGCCGCAGATTGGGCACGCGAATATACTACTGAGTGGCTGCGTGGCCTGGATGATACAACTAGAGCATCGCTTCGCTCGCAGATGGCGGCATTTATCGAGACGCCAGGCTACACGATTGGCGACGTTGTGCGCTCGTTGCCCTTCGATGAGAAGCGCGCACTACGAATTGCAACCACTGAGATTACGCGGGTATTCGGCGAGAGTGTTGAGCTGGCAGGCAAAGAGCTACAAAAGACATTTCCCGATGTACGGGTAGTCAAGCAGTGGTTCACAAACAATGATTCGCTGGTGTGTGGAATATGTGCTCCGCTTAATAATAGTATCGTATCTATTTCAGACGGGTTCGGAGTTGTGAGTGGTGAGGCTGGGCTGACGTCACCGCCCGCTCACGTAAATTGCCGGTGCTGGATGAGTTCGACAACGGAGATTGACATTGAGTAATGTATTTGTTCGCGTCGAGGGTGTCGAGAAAATACGTCAGGCAATTAATGAGTTTCCATCCGTTGTGGCGGAAAATATTCGACAGGCTGGTAGCCAGGCATCTGAGGAAATATTGAACACGACAGGCCTGCGTAGCTATCCGCCAGAAACAGCAGCCAACCTTCCCCCTACGCCGTATTATATCCGCGGGCGTGGTATGCAGTATAAAGGTTATAATGACGAAAGCTCAGAGCGTTATGGTACAAAATGGACGACGCAACACACGGGATACGGTACGGTTATTGGTAACAGTGCGAGCTATGCGCCACGATTAGCGGGCGAGCAACAAGACCCGAAATTTGCTAAAATAGGCTGGCGCAAACTATATGATGTCGCCATGCAAAAAATGACACGCATAACGCAAATATATCAGGCGTGGATTGATAGAGCGCTAAGGCAATCGGGATTGTGAGCGACACGACGCAAGGCGAGAATCCGCTTAGGCGGTTGCAATCACCACGAAAGGCTGAGGGAAAGCCGGTACTGGTGTCCATGATGATACTGGTTGGCGATGATGGCAACCCGGCGCGGTGGTTCCTGAGCGAGTACACAAAAGGCGAAGGAATGCGCCCGGCAGACTTGTCATTGCATAAGGATATGTTATAATCAAAACGACTAGAACAAACGTTCCCAGTTTGATTGAGTGAGATATGAGCAAAAATTTGATATACATCAAGGCATTGGATGACTGGCAGCTAGAGGTGCGCGGAGTACCCTATGGCGGCCCCAACGGGGGTAGGGACGCTGACGGCGAGTATTTTGACGCATCGACTAATCTGCATGATGACAAGTTCGCGTTGCCGCCCGTTGTGTACTATCACGGTTTCGGCCCGAACGGTGAACCGCTTGGCGACCCTGAGTTTATTGGTAAGACAACGGGAAGTGAAAAACGATCTGACGGGGTTTGGTACAGGGTGGTGCTAGACAAGACAAGTCAACTAGCACAGCGGGTTTGGCAAGCCGCAAAAGACGGGCTAGCGCGAGCGTCGAGCGGTTCGATCAATCATCTAGTGCGCATTGCCAAAGACGGGCATATTTTACATTGGCCCGTCGCCGAGTTATCTGTTTTCGACATTGGCGATGGACGGCGGCCTGCGAACGGGTACGCTGTTGCGTTGCCGGTGATGAAGAGCATCTATAAGCAAGCCGGTATCGAAATGCCGGAAATCGCAGAACCAGAGGCCAACGGCGGAGCAGGTGAAAACCTGGCCAAGGCGGCGAGCGACAACCAGCAGGACGAGACCATAAACAACTCAAACGTAAAACACATGGAGAAAAACAAGATGGACGAGAAAGAACTTAAGGCGCAGCTCGAAGCCGCAAAAGCCGCGGGGCGCGCAGAACATGAGGCCGAAATCGAAGCTGAAAATGATCGTCTGGCCGAAATCGAAGCTGCCAAAACTGAGGCCGTCAAAGCCTACAAAGAGCAGCAGGAAAAAGAAGCTGAAGACAAAGAGAAGGCCGCCGCCAAAGGCCGCCGACTGCCCGACAATGTTACGATTGCTAAGCATTCTGAACTGTGGAAATATGATAATCTCAGCTCAGAAGATCAGGCCGTTTTGGTGGGTGTATTGGACGCTGCCAAACGTGGCGGCGATAGTCGCAACGGGGCATCCGAATCTGCGAGAAAGGCACTCGCTGTCAAACTGGCCGAGGACAAGGGCCGTGTTGGCGAAGTTGGCCGAAAGGCGATGAAAGCCGTTGGTATCAAGGCAGACGAAATCCAGCAACAGGATTTGACCAGTTATGGCGATGAATGGGTAGGCGTGGCCTACTCGCAAGCACTGTGGGAAGCCATCCGTGCCGGCACTTTCGTCGCCGCCAATTTGCCCAGCATTGAAGTTCCTCCTGGGCATGAGAGTATCACGATCCCGCTGGAAAGCGGCGACCCCACTTTTTACAAAGTGGCCGAGGTTACCGATACTCAGACCAGCGGATGGCCCAACACCACGATTACCAGCTCGCAGATGGGAACGGCCAAGAAGTCGTTGACCCTCTCGAAAATGGGCGCTCGCGTTTTGTGGTCTGGCGAACTGGAAGAGGATTCTCTGATTCCGTTCGTGGCACAGTTGCGCGCTCAGTTAGAGAAGGCTGGTGCGGAGCAGTTGGAACACGCCATTATTGACGGCGATACCGCTACTGCCGCAAGCACTAATATCAATGATATTGCAGCCACTGGCGCGCAGGCCGGTACAGAATTGCACCTGCTTTTCAACGGTTTCCGCAAATCGCCGCTGGTGACAACCACGGCCAACAGCCGTAGCGCCGGGGCGTTGACTGTTGAGGACTATCTGGAAACCGTGAAGCTGATGGGCGCTGCCGGGCTAAATGCTGCTGATGTGACTAAGGTCGCGTTTATCGTTGATCCCAACGTTTATTGGAAGTCGCTCGAACAGGCGGAGTTAAAAACTCAGGACGTTTGGCAGCAAGCCACGCTGAAAGACGGCATGTTGGCGCAGTTGTGGGGGTACGATCTGTACCGATCATACTTTATGCACTACAAGAGCGCTGTCCGCAAGGCCAATTCCAGCGGCAAGGTCGATCAAGACTCCACTGCAAACAACAGTACCGGCTCTATTTTGGCCGTACGTTGGGATCAATGGCTGCTTGGCTTCCGTCGCCGGATGACGATGGAAACCACCCGCATTGCGCGCGCTGACGCTACCGAGATCGTGGCATTGGCCCGGCTCGGACTGGCGCAACGCGACACAGAAGCGGCTGCGATTTCCTACAACGTCACTGTTTAGTTAGTTAGTTGACCAGGGGGTCACTGATTAAGTGACCCCCATAAACCTTGAGTCACCTGACAGCAGAAATGCCGAGGTGAAAGGACAGAAAAAAAATGGGCGATACCTATGTTTTGAGAAAGGGCGTTGCAGACCCGACCGATTTGGCCGGGGTGACTGCTACCGCCGCTGAGCTAAATATCATGGATGGCTGTACTGCTACCGCCGCTGAAATTAATGCCGTTGCAGATATGTCCGGGCAGGTAGTTGCGCCCGCGACCGGCAACCTGTCATTAACGGCGGCTACGCATGGCAATCGTGTTGTTTACTATGATGATGCTGACGGTGTTATCACGTTGCCAGCCGCAACCGGTACAGGCTACCGATATACTGTCATTCTTAAAACCGCATTTACGGCCGGCTCAATCAAGGCCGCATCCGCGTCTGATAGTTTCTTGGGCGGCATTGTTGGCGTTGATGATGATGCCGACGCCGCTTATGCCTGGAAGGCGGAAACGGATGATGACACGATTACCGGGAACGGAACGGCCACGGGGGGCAAGGTAGGGGATTGTTACGAGTTTATCGATCTCGCTACCGGCTTGTTTTACGTGAGTGGTTTTATCACGCAAAGCGGCGGATCTGAGGCGACACCGTTTAGCGCTACTGTTAGCTAGTGGTTATATTTGTCGGTTTTGCAAACAAAGACTTCACCAGTCTCCCCGATGGTGAAGTCTGGACAATCAACCACGGCCACAAGTTCGGTTTCAGGATTGACCGGCTATTCGAGCTACACCAGAAAGATAATCTCGAAGACCCGAACTGCTATACAAAAGAAACGCGTGAACTGCACATTAAATTTCTGAGAGCGCCGCATGACTTCCCCGTCTACATGCAGGCGAGTTGCCCGGAATATCCGGCCAGCGTTGAATACCCGCTGTCCGAGGCATTGAAAATCACCGACGACAAGCGCCGCTTTGCCAGTTCGTTCGATTACATGGCGGCGATGGCGATCATCGAAGGTGTGGACACAGTGTATATACACGGCTTCGCAATGGACTATTACGAGACCGAGTATCGCTATCAGAAACCCAACGCGCTGTACTGGATCGGGCGCATGGAGGGCGCAGGCATTCGGGTTCATGCTGATGATCTATTTCCCGAAGCAAAATTATATGGATACGAGCAGGCGCAAATGGTAGGCCGACACACGCTGGAAGAACATAAAAAACGCTACGAAAAACAGTACGCTAAATTTCTGGCAGAGGCTAATATATGGCGGGGCGTTTTTCAAGAGCGCAGCCAAAGCGGCGGCGACATAAACGAAGCCGCTGCCGCCGTCAGGAGTTATGAGTATTCGGCTGCCGGAGCACAGGCAGCGGCAGATGCAATCCAGAACCTGATTGACGTCTGCGATTTGAGGGAAGCATGACAATGCTATCATCCGATATGGCGGTAATTGCAACGGCGGCATATACGAGCATAGCCGATAAAGCGCCGATAAAGCCGCCTAAATTGTATGTAAACGGGTTCCCGAAATCAGGCTTGCATTTGGCCGAGCGCATGGCCGTGGGGATGCTTGCACCACTCAATGCTGATAATAATTGGTTCGGGACAAATGCCTGGAAAACTGAGCGTCACAATTTGGCGCAGGCCGCCATTGTTTTGGGGGCATTGAGACCAGGGCAGTTTATAAAAGGGCATTCTGGATATTTGCGAGCATTGGAGGCCCTTTTAGTTGGCCTGGGTATAGGGATGGCACTTATATACCGTGATTTGCGCGACGTGGTTGTTAGTCAAGCGTATCATGTCACCAGTGATAATCCTGACCTAAACCACCCAGGCACTGAATATTTTCAATCACTGCCAGACAGAGAGGCGGTGATGCTGGCGATTATCGAGGGCACAGACGAATGGCCGGGAATTATTGAACGATGGAAAACATACGCCGGGTGGCATGATAGCCCGCATGTGCTTGGGTTGCGCTTCGAAGACATGATACATAAGCCTGAGCGAGAAGCCGGGCGCATGTTTGATTATTTGTATCAGTTGTCCATGCGAGATAGCGGAGTATCGGGATTTTTGCAAACTGCCGCAATTCGCAAAGCGGCAATCAACGGGATGCTAACCGAGATGGGACACAAAGAGATGAGCACGACCTATCGCAAGGGGCGATCTGGCGAGTGGAAATATGAGTTTACGCCGCGGCTTGTGATGGCGTTCAAGGCCGCCGACAGGGATAACTGGTTAATGCGCCTGGGGTATGTGGATAGAGAGGACTGGTAGAGATGGCAATAACGAACGGATACGCAACGCTTGCCGAATACAAAGCATACGCCAGCATTGATAGCACTGATGCAACAGACGATGGCGTTATTGAAGATTTGATAGAAAGCGCAAGCCGCTATATTGATGCGCAAACGGGGCGAACGTTTTATGCTCGCACGGAAACGCGTTATTTCAGCGTCCCCGGCAGCCGTGAGCTGCGATTTGATGACGATCTATTGACGATAACAACGCTAACGAATGGAAACGGTACAACGATTGCCAGCACTGAGTATTATTTTTTACCGCGCAACGTATCGCCAAAGTACGCGCTCAAGCTCAAGGAAGGGTCGAGCACCGCATGGTATCCTGACAGCGACAGCAATTATGAGTATGTAATCAGTATCGCTGGCACTTGGGGTTACACAGCAACCAGACCTGACGATATTAGCGCTGCTTGCATGGAAATCACAAAAGCATCTTACGGACGCCGCAAAGGTCAAAATATGCAGGGCGTAGCCAGGGTTACGGCGGCCGGCGTTGTGATAACGCCGCAAGATATACCGGCATCAGCTATGGCAATTATTAAACGATACAGGAAGTACAATTAATGGCGATCAGAACTGTAACGCTGGCCGATAGCATAAGCAAGTTATCGGTATCAAACATTAGTATCAAAGATTTAGACGAGATCAAAGACGAGCTACTGGAACGCGACGGCTGCGTCGTAATGCCAGCGCCCGACTTCATCAGTAACCCGAAAATCCAACGTGATACTTTTGGGAGCGGCTCTGGCGCGAAATGGACATTTTCATACACGCTCACTTACAGGCTATTCTACAAGCCAGTACAGGACGAGCGAGAGCTGAAACGAATCTATCCAACGATGGTAGCGAGGGCGTGTGCGTTTGTTGACGCTGTCGTAGCTAATGACAATCTATCTGGCGCTGAGGATATAGAGTTTGGCGGCTTCGGTGCGTTTGGCGTAGTTGAGGATCCAAGCGGCGCGATGTATTTTGGATGCGACGTGCTGATTAACGTGCAAGAGTTTATTAATTAGGAAGGGCGATATGGCAAAAATAAAAATAGCCGAAAGCGGGCATATTTATTTGGATGATTATGACATTTCGGGGTTTGTTGTTGATTACGAGCTGGTCGGCGAGCTTCTGGCCGTCAGGCTCACCGGCGAGATTGAGATGCCAACAGAAAAGCCAGTGCCAAAAAAAGCGACAGCGAAAAAGGCGGTAAAGCATGAGCGGTAGAACGATTTTGAAACATGCACGTGCCTATATTGACGGATACGATCTGAGCGGATATACGCGCTCTTATGGGCCGCTTGAAGTCGTGTTCGATGAACACGAAGGCACAACGCTAACGGATGGCGTAAAGAATATTTTACCAGGTCATGCCCGGCTTAGTATGGGTACGCTAAACGGCGTTTTCGACAACACTGCCACCAGCGGCATACACACAGTGCTGAGCGCAGCAACGGGAAAGCGCACTGTAATGCTGCCGATTGGTATGCGTGGCGCGCCTGCCGCTGGTGATCCGGTGTTCTGTGGCGAGTTCGAACAACTCGGCTATCTCGAAGAGGGCGAAGGCATGCTGACAGTTAGCGCAGCGATGGGAATGTGGTCTGCTAGAGCGACATCGTTACTATACGATAAGGCGTGGGGGCTGCTATTGCACGCTAAGGCCGCAGCTACCGCCGCCAATTCTACGACGGGCGCAGGTATTGATAACGGCGCCGCTTCTGCATCTGGTGGATATTTTGCCTATATGGTATTTAGCGGTGATGGCACGGCGACGCTATCGGTAGACGATAGCGCCGACGATTCGAGTTATTCAGCATTATCTGGGGCTACCAGTGGATCAATTGATTGTAGCTCTGTGCAATATGGTATTGTTGCGTTGGGTACAACTGCAACAGTGCGGCAGTATTTACGATGGCAAATCGCACTTGGGACGGCAACTACGGTTACGTTTGCAAGTGCTTTTGTGAGAGCGTAGCAACTAATATAGGAGAAAACTATGGCAACACAAACTGGTAGGACTGTTTCAAAATGGACTGATTTTATCGTAGATGACAGCGGCGGCACGTTGCGCTCTATCCCTGTGGATAGTATCAACGGCGTCGGATTGAGTTACGATGAAACCGAAGTGACGGCGTTTCAGGATGCGATCAAGAACGTATTACCCGGACATGCCGATTGTGTAATTAGTATTTCAGGGCCGTTTGACAACTCGGTAGCGGCGGCCGTCGGGACGCTATCCGGGTCACACACTATTTTGAGTGGCATTGTAGGCGGGAATACTCCGCTTTCTCTTGATGTCCAGGTGGGTATCCGGCACGCCTGGGAAAGCGGAGAACCGCAATTTGGGATAACATCGTCTGCGACTAGCGGGTTTATTTGCACTCAGTATAGCGTTGACTTGGACAGCATGAAATACAGCGCACAATTCCGCGTGATGGGTTCGACTGCGCCCGCGTGGGGAACGGCTGCTGAAACCTAAAAATGGCGAAAGTTATAATCTCACCCGTCAAACGGTTTAGTGGCAGCGTAACGCTGAGCGATCCGCTGACGTTTCCGCAGGCGTTAGCGGTAGAAAGTGCTATACGAAAAGGGCAAGCCCTCGGTGACGAAGGGACACACCTACAATTCGACAATGTGCTGCTCCCTGCCGTGCTGGCCTGTGTCCAGGAATGGAACATTGCGGGGGTTGACAATCCCACCCCTGAGACATTTCCGGCCACGCCGCGCACGGCATCTGCCGAGCTAATCGCCTGGCTAATTGGCGAGGTTATGGCGCTATACAAGGACGCCGAAGAACTCCCAAACGAATAGTGGCCGCCGCCTATGCACATGCGGACGGCGGCCCGATAACAAACGAGTTAGAACTACTGAGCCACATCGATAGATTTGGTGTTTATGCTGTGTTGGGCAGGTCGCTTGGAGCTGGAGAGATACGCAAACTGAGGGCCGCCGAAAACGTGGTGAACTACTACGTAGAGCGTGAACGATGCGGTACGGAATGGGCAACCTGGGCAAAGAGCCATCGGCAGAAAGCTGCCGTGTTGGAGTATGCTCTATCCAAAGCAGTCGAATTAGGCTATATAAATGGCGAATCCTAGAATACAGATAATAATTGACGCTCTAAACCTGGCTGGCGATGAGTTAAAAAATCTTGAGAAAGAACTCGCTGGCGTCCAGGAACAAGCGAAAAAGGCATCAAGCGCCGCCGATAAAATGCGTGACAGTTTTGATGCAGTCAAAATGGCAGGCGCGGGTATCATCGCGGGTGGATTTGCACTCAAAAAAGCCTTTGACTTTGCCAAAGAGGGGGCGCAGATCGAACTGGTAGAGACACGCTTTGGCCGGTTAGCCGAAAGCATTGGCACAACTGGCAGCGCGTTGATGAATGATCTTGCTCCCGCAATGGGCGGAATGTTATCAAATGCCGAAATGATGCAAGCAGCCACCGACCTGATGGCGTTGGGGTTGGCAAAAACACATGACGAAGCCGTGAGATTGGCGAGTGTTGCCGGTCAGTTGAATATGAATATGAATCAACTGGTGTTGACGCTGACCAACCAAACAACCATGCGTTTTGATGCGCTGGGCGTTGCGGTGGATGGATTCGACGAAAAAGTCAAGGCGCTTGAGGCTACGGGGATGAGCGCCAATGACGCATTCAACGAAGCGTTTTTGCAGCAGGCCGAGGAGCAGCTTGAAAGAATTGGTAGTGCGGTAGACTCTACGGTTGGAAAAATGCAGAGACTAGAAGCGCATGGTAAAAATGCCCTTGATGGTCTAAAGAGATCAGCCGCGGATTTGCTGGCCGCTGGTTTGTTACCGCTCATGGATGGTTTTGCAGAATTGGACAATGCTCAACGGGGGCTAGTAGACTACTACAGGGGCGCGGCACCAACTTATGAAAACTATATACGTTTACAAGTTGCGCAGGCAATCGCGTCTGGAGATTTGGCAAACAATCAGCGTGACTATATGGTTGCGTTGCTATTATCTGGAAACGTAACCGAAGGCACTGCTAAACAGTTTGATGTCATGTCTCAGGCTACCTGGGAGCTAGCAAACGCGGCGGGCTATGCAGACAAGGCCATGTTAACCTTTGCATTATCGTCGTCATCTGTTGGCGCAGGCTATGCCGAGACAATGGAGGACATGGTTGAAATAACGGGTCGCATGGTAAAAGAGGCTGAATCGGCAGATCAGGCAATGCTGAACTATGCGGGATCGGCAATGGTCGTAAGTCAGGGGCTATCTCCGCTGACGGCGGCGCTGCGCGAGGTTGCCGGGGCTACCGCCGATGTGACCGGGAGTATGAGTAATGATATGGCCGCGGCCGCTCAGGGAATGATCGACGAATTTGATTATATCCAGGCGGGCGGCGTTGAGTTGGCGCAGTTATTCGATGAAATCGGGCGCGCCGAGATA